TCGATCGCCGTTTCTTTTAATTATTTGTATGTCGCTCATTATTTCATCTTTCCTCTTATCTTATGCTGATAGATTGTGTTTTGTTACTTCAACTACGTCTTTACATAAAAAACTTTCTTGCACTTGTAGACTGTCTTTTACAGACGACCAATCTGCAACCTCACTGAGGTTGTAGTTAAGTAACCAACGGCCATCAATCAATGCTGTCATATATATATCTGAATTTGCTTGATCATACACTCTTATAATACGATTTTCTACTTTTTCGTCAATATAAAAAAGCGTGTATGACATGCCAATTGCAGTACTAAATTTACAGTAATCTCCGCGGTGTAGCATCTCCCACACACTTGGCCAAGTTTCGATATCATATGGATCCAAACTTATATTACTTAGTGGAGCAAACCTCCACCACTCACAAACATCACGACATGTATGTAATAAGTCGTTGATGTCCAATCCTTTTCTAAAGTTTCTCCAAGAGGCTAGTCGCTTCTGAGGAGATTCAAACCACATGGTTCTAAGCTGATTTACATTTTCCAAAATTTGAACGTATAATAAAGGGTTGCTGTTGAAGTCTCGTTATTAGTATATGTTAGTGAAAAATCACTACCATTGATGTTTCCAGCAAACACTACGTCTACGTTTGCTGTTAACGTGTTGTATTGATCATCAATATACACTGTTCCTGCACTACTGTCAATCAATATTCTTAACTGACCCATGCGATAACCTGTGCCTCCTGCCAGTTTAATACTGTAGTCGATAAAGGCTGTATCGTAAACTGATGTATCAAAACCAAACCCAGTTGCAGTACCAGCAACTGCACTAGCAGCTAACGGTAAGTTTCCTGGGCGCACTGTGTCATTAATAGTGGAAATTTCACTATTGAACTTCATTGTGATTGTACCAGCGGCTGGTGGAGAGCCAAAAGTAATAGTAGTACCAGCAACTGTATAATCAGCACCATTGATTAATGTACTGTTCAAATACAAAGAAGGGTTTGTAATATTAAGTGTTGTTAACGGATAATCAGCACCTGAGGGTAACTGAAACACTGTCCTTACTGCATTTCCTGTTCCAACTGTGTATTCTTCATTTCCTAAAAATAGTCGTTGTGTATCTGTTGCATAACCAAACTCGCCAGGGGCTAAGATTGGAAGGTCTGCAATATCACCTCGTCTAATTTGTATTTTACTAATGCGTGTATCTGCCATATTTTTTCTCCACTAAACATATTTATGCGTCTTAAAGATTATAAAATTGTTCTAATCTTTTAGCCCACAGTGTTTCGTAATGTTTAAATTCTTCGTCTTTGACCTCAAACAATTGCCATTCACAATCGCCACTGCACATAAAGATAGCAATGTTTTGAATCTTAGTTTCAAACATTTCATTGTGTGCAATACCATATGCGGCGCCCTGAAGGAAATAGTCTTCAATCCATTCACGCTTTTTGGGCTTATTGGTTTGCTTAAAGTCCATGATAGTTGGTTTGCCTTTGTACATGCCAACCAAGTCAGTTGTACCAGCATACAAGTTAGCGGCACACAAGTTTACTTCTGTACCCCATATTTCATCAACATCATTTTCAATATTATCTACAACAACTTTAGCCATTGCTTTAGCTTGTTGATGTACTAAGTTGTTGCCAGGATTATAAGTTTCGTATTCGCCCAATGCCCAGTGTTCCAGGATATTGTGCATAACTGTGCCTCTATTGGCGGCAGTTGTTGTAATACGCTGTGCTTCTTGTGTACCAACACGTTTACGCCAGTTAGCTAATGCTTGTCGCTTTTCAGCTGGTTGTGTGGCGCTTAGGATTGTTGTTACACTGGGTACAGGGTCTCCATACGGATTTTGATATAGACGTTTACCGTCTACTTCTGTACGCTTTAATTCTTTATACGGGTATTTTTCATTTATTGTTAACATACTTAGTATTATAACAAATAAATTAGTGTTTGTCTACCAGTAAATTATCCATTTAAAGGTTTTTCCGGTAGTAGCATTGGTTTGTTGTTGAATGTTATACCCCAAGTTAGTAAAGTATGATCTAACTTGTGTCATTTCGTCATCACTTTTACGATCTGTTACTGCGCCAGTGTGTACACTATTGTAAGTGACACTGGAAGGTGTGGTTGGGCTCAATGTGCTTGCACTTAATCCCAGGTCTGTGTTTGCAGTTCCACTACCGATTGTTACACTCCAGCTAGCTTGCTGTGGGTGTGTATAAGCCAAAACTAAGCTATTACCAGCATCTTTACTTGCTACTAAGCCTGTTACACCACTATCATTGATATCGGCTATAATTGCATTTAAATTAGTTCCACTTGTACCCAATGTAATTGTCACACCAGCAATTATCAGTGTTGGTGTTCCTGTTATTGTTGGATTACTTACAGTACCTGTAACTGTGGTGGTGGGCGTACTCTCTGTCATAGTAGTACCATCGTCTACGGTTACACTGTAATCACCAGCATCACTGGCAACAATAACTTTGCGCATAATTGTGTTTACTTCATCAAAAATATTTAATTGACTTCTTGCATGGCTACGGGCCTGTGTTTTGTTTAATTGATATGTCATAATCCTAGATCCTTTTTAGCCTGCTTTTGCGCATCCTTTGTAATTTTACTTTGTTCTCTGTCTCTTGTTTTTAAATCCGCGGCACGTGTCATATCTGCGCCGCGAATTTGAATTGTTTCGCTGTTAGCGTTAGCAACTATTGGTAAGCCGTTTAGTGTTGAAAAAAGGCTATTTTTGTTAATACTGAATCCTTGGTTTTGGAGATCGAGTACAAGTTGATCAGTATCAACTGTATTAATGCCCTCTGCACCAATGGCTGTTAGAAGTGTTACAATTGCATCCTCTAACTCACCTTCATAATTACTTTCTACTAACTGCTTAAATCTCATATTATTTTGCTCTAAACTGTGCCAGGGCGCCTTCGAGATCAGCACGGCTAACTTCGCCATTTTCGTTTACTTTAGACTGTAATTCTTCCAACATTGTATCAAATACATCAGCTGATTCAGCTTTTAGTTCACGTCCTTCTGGTTCGCCATCTGCATCTGCAGCAGCATCGTCACCGCCAAATGCATCATCGTCTGGTGCATCTGCATCCATGCCAGTCATATCAACATCGTCAGCACCGATATCAGCGGCTGGCATTTCCATGTCAACTGCTGGTGCTTGACCTTGCGCACCCAAGATAGCATTTTCAACTGCTTCTTTTGTACTTTTAACTGTGTCTAATAGTCCACCTAATGCTGTATCGGCTGCACTATTAAATGCTTCCGCTTGCTCCATACCTAGTTCTGCTTTCATAGCATCCACTAGTGGAATAAGGTCTTGAACTTGCATCTCTGCAACACGCTCTACCATTTTTTGTAGTTCGTCATTCATTTCCTGTGCAGCCAAGATAACTTTAGCTTGCTCAACACCGTCGTCGTCAACAGCTTCTGCAACCATGTCAGTTAGTTCAGTTTGCACTGGTGCTGGTGTCCATAATTTAAGACTTTCAGCAATCATATGTAACCTAGTGTACTCTGTTGAGTCCTCTGTTACTTTCATTTTATTTGTTGTGCTGTTAATAATGTCTGCAACTTTTGTTGCATCCATTGCACTCATGTCAAGTTCGTAGCCGTGGTTCTCTTTCAAGTACCTTTGCATTTTTCCGAATTTTGACTCTTTTGTTTCAAAATCTTGTAAAAACATTGTTCGATCTCCGTTTAGTTTACTGTATTTATAGAGTTTCTAGAATTTTCTCTTTAGTATTTTTTAATTTACCCAATACATTGCTGTACTTGGCTTCAAACACGTCAAGTCTTGAATAATCTTGGTTAACATGTTTTATTTTTTGCTTATAATGATAAGCCTCCCGGACATAACTATCGTAGTTTGCATCCAGTGATTGTATATTATTACAATCAATAGTTCTTCTGTTGAACACTAATCTTTTTGTAATACTCAATGCACTTTCAAATAAACTTAAATCTTTGTAAAGTACTTCGTCGTATTGTGTATCAATAATAGTGTAGTAATTCTTTTTTAGGCCATCCATGTTGACCTTTTCAACAACAATATCATAATTGCCCATACGCACACCAGTTTGTGTACGATGAGTATTAAGTGCTAGAAATGTTTCTTTACAACTATCACTTTCTGCGATCATTTGCTTTGCGCCATGTGTGGTAGCGTTTTCCAAACGGCGTAATAAATCAGCCATTACTTCTGTATTGCTGTAGTCAAGTTTCATGATATTAACCTATTAATGTTTCGAGTATAAAATGTTTTTCCTTCCCTAACATGTAGGTTTAGGATACCTTTTTTGCACAGCGTTTTAGCCATGTATCTTTCACGTTCATTTAAATCAGCCTTGTATACTTTAGCGTCAGTATATTTGTCCAACCAGACACCTTCCTGTAGTGTAACAAAGGTTTCGATACCGCCGCTAACCATAACTGTTCTCATCTGATGCCTGCCTTCTTTTTTAAATCTGCAAGTTCTGCTTCACGATCTGCAATTTCTGCTTCAGCGTCTTTGTTGTCGTCTTGTCCAATTTCGTCTGCTCCGCCAGTTGCTGTTTTGTTTCCACCTGCTACTGGTTTTGTCATTGTGGTTGTCTTTGTTGTACCACCAGTTTTTTGTGCCAATGGTCTAGTACTTGCTTGACTTTTTAAGTTACCACCACGTCCTGGTAAACTGTATTCTTCCAAGCTCATATGTTTACTTATAATGTCACGAATTGCTTCTTCGTTGTGATCATCTAATGCTGTGTCCAATGCCAATACATCACTGAGACCAAGTTTATCTGTGAGTGTACGAGCTTCTTCGTCACTTACATCCATTGTCAATACATCTTTTAACATAGCCTTTATAGCTAAGTGCATCTGATGTCCGTATTCTTCCATGCCTTCAAATATTTTCATTTTTTATTCAACTTTTGTACCATTCTGCTGGCTGGATTAAACTTCTTAGTTCTCTTAGCCTTACGTGCCATACGGGCACCTTTCATTGCTTTTGTTCTTCTTAGCGTAAAACGCTTTTTTAAATCTATTGGAGCATTACATTGTGATGGGTTAGCAACAACTCTTCCTTTGCGTTTGCCAACTGTACAGCGATATTTGCGTGTTAAACTCTTGCCAGCTCGAGCCCACACTAGTTTGGCCTCTAATACTGTAGATACGCTTGTGCTTTCACATAATTCGGTTAAATGCATAGAAAAAAACTCCTTGCATATATTTATCATTATAACAAATTACAAGGAGTTTTATAAAAACGCCATTAGGGCAACCGCAATTGTTCCTAATAGTCCACTGATAACTGTGCCAGCAGCCATAATAATTACTTTATTACTGCTTTGATGTTGTTTGATATTTTCTTCTCGCATTTCAGCGACATCTTTAGACAGACGGTCCAGGCCGTCTCCAACACGGTTTACTTTTTCTTCCAACACTCTATACCTCTCTTCGCAAAGATCGACATGAGCCTCTAGGTTTTCTCTTTCCAGTTTTGACATTTCTCTTCCTATTTTGTCTTCACTAACTCAGTTAGTGTTACAATAGTGTGAGTATTGTTTTGGCCTTTTGTTAACGGAGGCTAGTGACCGACTCCGTGGGTTATTGAAAGTGTGCCTATTTGCTTGCCTAATGGGAATCAATCCCATACACCTATTTATAGGTATTGGAATTTTAATTAAACTACTAGATATTGTATGATTATAGTTCGTCGTTTCGAACAAAATATAAATTTAAATGTGTTGCATCAGACGTATCAAAAGTATTAGCATTAAATGTTGCTGTATCATCCAAGCTAGTTGTAACTGCTACACTATCACAGTCTTGCACCAAATGATATTTGTCATCACCAGCATTTGCCCATGCGCCTTTGTATTCTGTTGCAAACTTTACAATCCAAATTGTTTGATTACCAGTATGCCCAGTACCAAAACTATAATCTGCCATTGCTTGTGTTGTTCTTTTTATTACACTACTGATAATTGGTTGAGTTCTTAAGCTCATTGTTTGTAATAATACATTTAAATTTTGTGCTTGATTATACCCGTCTGCGTTTCCACTGTTGGGGTCTGTTATTCCACTGTCAGTTACATCTACTAGAGTGTAAGCTGTAAAATATTCTATATCGCCTGTTAGATGTTCTCCAGGTCTTCCAGTGCCATTCTTCTGTATGGGCATCTTGATCTCCTATATCTTTATACTAAACTTTTACCAATGCTTCGGCCTACTTGGAACCCTGCATAGCCAGCGGCGCCCATGGCGGCGGCTGTTGCAACAGTTTGCATAGTTTTGCTTTTTGGTGTTTCTGCGTTGTGTGCATTGCGTATTTCCAGTTTCTTAGTACGTGCATAGTCCTGCAAGAATCCAAACAATTCACTTCTACGTGCATGTGTTCGATAAAACTGTAATAAACGTGTGACCACCAACGCTCGTTGTGTTGCATTAATACGTGGCCAATCTTGTGCAAGTCTGCGTACACTGCGGTAACCACTGTTTGTAATAAAAAACTTACGTTCAACCAACTGTAATGTCTGTCTTGCTGTTGATGGATTTATATTATTCATTTTCATTGTATTTAAAAATACTTTAATTTGTTGTTCTGGAAATTTAATACGCTGAAGTAACGCATCATCTGAGCTGTCACCAGCCAGTGCATCAGCATCTTTTCGTTGTATTAAATGTAATGCTACATATAAATCTGTACCACTTTGTCTGTAGGCTTTAAAATTACCATACATCATAGTCTTTTTTGCATACTTAACAGCAATTGGTGCCATGTCAAATTCATTATATAAAATATATAATGTAATCATATCCAAAAATGCATGATCCACAATCTCTCGTGCATTACTGCGTTGTATTTGTTGACGTGTGCGATACTGACGACTTTCATTAAGGTCTCTAACAAATCCAAATTTTGGTTCTTTGTCTTCACTCATTGTGTGGCCGCCTTCGATCTCTGCCCATTGTTTTGCTGTGTACTTTTCCATACTAATATTTATCCGTTATTTCTTTACCTTGTTTAAGTTAGCGGCACTGAAGCCACTGCGGTTAACAAGTTTAGCATCGCCATTTCCAATAACATAACCTTCTCCGCCACGCTGACCGTCTGTATAGGCCTCAACGTCTGCATCCTGATTGTCCAGCTGTTGGATGACATCATTCTTTGTCTGCATAATAGCAGTAATTAAATCAAACATTCCTTTAAACGCCGCTGGGTCAGTCTCAATATGCTGACGTATACGGTCCTGTTTGACCCCAGTTACTTTACTACCACTTAACCAATCAATAAACTCTCCAGATAAATTATCTAAACTACGTGTTTTGGTTTTGTGGTTGATATAACTGTATAATATTTTACTAAAGTCACTGATTTTAAGTTGCTTTACCATTTCAGCATTGAGTAATTTGTCAATACCATTGCCGTGTTTTTGTAATAATGATTCTGCTGTTGTAAAAATCTTTTGATCAATCTTTGGTGGCTGTTGTGCTGTTACAGGTGGCATTACCAGTAATGCGCCTTCGTTTAATTCACTTGCATCAGCACGGCTTTTGTTGCCGTCCAAATCAATCTTCATGTGGATAACAACACCAGCATTACTTCTGGCAATACGTTTACCAATATCACTATCAGCTTTAACACGATATACAACCATTTGTGGCTTAAACACAAAGTCGCCATCATCAACTTGTGGGCGTGTGTAATACAATAAATCGCCCCACATAAATCCACGGAAGTTATCTGGTACTGCACTTTCAAAAACTGTGAATGCTTGTGCCATACTAGCTGCAAATGCTTTACGGCCATCGTCTGGTGCTTCTTTACCACGATTAAGCAACATGTTTTGTAATGCTTGTGGTGTTTTTACTTTACCGTCATAACCTACTGCGCCAAATCCACTTTTGTCAGTCATTATAAATTCGCCACGTTCATCACGTCCAAATATAATTGCTGGAGAACCGTCCCATTTAACTGTGATTGCTTTGGGATTGCCTTGAATATTTTCCAGTGTGTCTAGTGCTTGACGAGCGCCTGCACTGCCACCCCATAATACTTTGTCTTCCAGATGATGAATACGAGCTTCAGCATTTTCCAACAAGGGCTTTTTATTTTCTGTTATTAATTCACGAAATTTCATCTGGTATACCCATTTTTTGTATTACGCCATTGCGCTTAAAATCATCAATAATTGTTGCTGTTAGTTCTTTACTATAGTTTTTTTGCATGGCTATCAATAGTGTTTCAAAACTATCCATATCTGCAGGACTATCTAACTGTAGTTTTTTAGCAATCGATGCATCGTCATAATATGGGCCGTCAATTACTTCGTTATTGTTTTTCTTAGTATAACCTTCGCCGTTCTTTTTAGGAACAGGTGTTCGACGAACACGTACTAGACCGTTTGAACTCCACATCCAACGTTCCATTTCCATTGGACGACCATCTTCAGTTTTCTCATCACTTGCCGCCACGTTTAATCTGCCCGCAATACTGGCAATCATGATGTTACGATAAACACCTTTATACTTGCTATCTTCTTCATGTGGTGAGTGATAATATGTTTTCATCCATTTTGGATCACCTGGCATAAAGTCGAGTTGTACAAACCCAGTACGCCCTTCAGGTACACCTAAACTTTTTTTAGTTTTAGGGTCAAACATTTCACGTTTAGGGTCATAATTTTGGATTTTAATTTTAGTAATGTATACGCTGGTTTTCGCATAGTATAAAATTAGCGGATGATTTTTTAGCATTTCGCCAAATTCGTCACTTTTTTCTGGGGGGATCTTGATTGCAACGTCAATATCTCCGCTAAACTGTTTTTTGCCAACACTACCAAGTGCCTGACTAACAAGATCAACACCCAATGCATTAGACAATGGTTTTAGTGTTGCTTCAATTTCGTCACGGTGAATTGGACCAACACCTGGTGCTGATCCGCTTTCATTGAAAAAGTCACGACCACGATGACGTGGTTTACGGTGCGGTCCTCGATGTTTTTTGTTTAGTGGGTTACTTCCCAGTATGTCTTTTACTTTCATTAGCTTTCCTAATACCACGACGGAATTTCATTTCGTCTTGGGTACGAATACTATTAATAAAACGCTTAACTAAATCCGCACTTGTATCGGCATCATAGGTTTCGTTAATTAATTTGATCAAATTACTAGCACTGGCAATAACGTTATCCGCTGTATTTTCTACAATGTAACGGCGATCACGCTGATCACTTATGCTATTAATCTCATCAAGGATGCTTCTAGTACGTTTTTTCATAATACTCTGCCCTTTTGTTAATGGTATTTAGCTGAAATAGATAATTAGTATTGAAGGAGACAATAATGTCAAAAAGCGCAGAAGAAATTCGTTCTATCATTGATAGACTCCGTGATTTAAAAGAAAATAACGATGGCATGGATAATGCACAACTAAGCAAACTTATGATACTTGCCAACGATGGTTTAGTACCAGAAGAAGATGTAAGGTTTGTGCGATCGGCAATGAGGACTATGGACGCAGGACGGTTACCTTCCCCACAGCAACGTGATGTATTAATGGGCATGTTGGGAACCCTCGCTGAAATAATTACCAGCGACATGAGCATGTACCAAAGAATACGCACACAAATGCAAAAACAAGACCAACCGGAGGATAAGGAATAACTATTCAGCACGTTTAAGTATACTACGTAGTCTATCAGTATTATCAACAGCACTTTCAACAATGTTATTTGTTTGAGAAATGCCTAACGAATCATTACTGCTTCCATTTTGTCGTTTGAGCTTGTCGTATATGGCACTTGTTCCTACACTATCTGAATCTTCCGCATCTTCATCTAAATCTGTTATCCGCAGTGTCTCAATATTAAAATCTAAATCAAGTTTACTACCAACACCACTACTACTACGTGTTTTCATAAACTGTATTTGTGCCCTTCCACGTTCACGCATTGCACGGCTTGTAAAGATACCAATAACATTATCTGCTGTATTAATTTTACTAATACCACCTGCAATGTGACTGTGATCAAATTCAACTTCATCAACACTACCACGATTCAACTGCGATGCTGTAACAAACAATATGTTTAGTTCAGTTGCCAAGTTACGTAGTTCTTCCGACACAAATTTATCTTTGATAAATTGATCACTTGGATTAACTTTAACTGTTACTGGCATCATTAAATCCAAATAATCCACAAACAATGCATCAACTTTAATGCCCATTTGTATTTGTACTTCTTTAATGTATGCTTTAATATCATTAATGGTTGCACCATTGGGCATTTGTATAGTTTGTATTACTCCGGCTTTTTTGCCTTTCATTTTAACTTTAAGTGCGGCATCATCAGCATTGCGCATAACGTCTCTGGTACTCATACCAGTTACCATAGCGTCAATACGCATACCACACAGCTCTTCACTAAGCTCTAAACTAACATACACCACATTCTTACCAGCCAAACTCCAGTTAAGTGCCATGTTCTGCATAAACAAACTTTTACCTGATCCACTACCACCTGCAAAGATGTTTAGTTCGCCTGGATTAAACCCACCATACAGTATAGTGTCCATTGTTTTCCAACCAGTACTGTTTTGTCCACGGTTGTCCTTGATACTTTGTATACGTCCTGCAGGATCATCCCAATAGTTAGACCCTAGTTCTTTTGCAAGTCCAATACCAACTGCATCTTTAATCATCATCTCAACAGCACCAAACTCACCTTTTTCCAGTTTGTCTGTACTTGCTAAAATTGCCTTCTCTAATCCTTTGTGCTTACAAAACTTTTCAAACTCATCCAAAAACCAGTCTTGATGTGCTGATGTATTGTCCCGTAAGTCCTGTAACTCCACACTGCCTTTAACTTTCATTTGCTCAAGTGTAGGCATGTCGCCGTATTTTTCCACGTGCTCTTGCATAAAGCGAACCGCACTGCGCAAACTACGATCAAAATACTCTGAATCTATAATAGCATTACAGCGTACAAATAATTCTTTATCTGCTTGTAAAAACTCTAGATACAGCTTTTGTAAATCTACTCCATATTCTTCTGCCATTAATTGACTTCACCTTTTAATTTTGCTTCCACGAACTCGCATTGTGTATACAATGCTGTATCCACTAGTCTCTTTTCTACACCACGTATTGTTATCCATGTTTCGTATATTATATACGATTTCATCCAAATAATCGAGCCAAAAGTTGAACGTTTTGGAAACCACGCAAACTCTTCTCGTAATGTTGTTTTGTCAGGCTCAACTACAAATGTTCTCAAATGATCCACCTCATGTAACGGCAAGTTTTCCCAACCGGGCCAACTAATTTGGTTATGCTCGGTTACTCGCCTAGTTCTACTATATTTCATTTACAATATGTCTTTCCCATTATTTCTGCTTTGGTAGGATTTCCTATACTGAAGTCTAAAATACTCTTAATTGTAAATAATTTGCCATACTTTTGTACAGCATCATTAGCATCTTTAATATCTTCGTCCCAGGGCGGAAAACTTACTTCCCATCCTCGTTTAATTGCTTGTCGCACAAGTTGCATACCAGCCTTGTCTGCATCTGGTAATAATATATTTCTGTTGCCACTTAGTTCTATAATTCTACTTTGCTCCACACTCATATTATTGCTTCCAATAGCTACGCCATCAATAGCAACTGCATCCAGTTGTCCTTCCGTTACAATAGTTATCTGTTTGTCAGCCTGACGGTCTAAACCAAACACAAAGTCTTTGGGCTGTTGCACATAATATTTTGTTGTTTCTTTATTGGGGACATTGCCAACCCATCGGGCAGTATATCCAACTATGTTTCCTTTGTAACGAAATGGAAGTATAACACGATTACGAAAGTGACTAAATGTACTGTAGTGCCAATCAGTCCAGTTGTCAAGTCCACGCTCTACTAAAAATTCACATGCAGACACAAACCGTTCAACACTCTTTTCATCCAGTTCATGAACTGGAAAGTTTTTTATTGGGTGCGAGTCTTGTGGTAACTGCATGATTGGCCAGTCCATGTGTACCGGCTTTTGTTCTTTTGTTGTTTGTATGAACAATTCTGCTGTGTCTCGTTCACGCATTAGTTCAATTTGTAAGCGGTGTATGTCTGATTCATCTGCGCCGAACACGCTGTATAAACGCTTCAGACGCCCGCTCAACTGCTTACCAGTACTCCAACCAGTTTTATACCCACAATTAAAGCAATTATACTGAAACTTTTCTTCTTCAAAATAAAATCCACCACGCTTTTTTGTATCTGGTCTGCCTTGTCCATTTGTAATACACATAGGACAATTACCACTAGTCCAGCCAGAACTAGTTGATTTCCAAACAGCAGGTATCAGATTTTTAGTGAATTCAATTACGATATGCATATTACTATATTAACTTCTATATAGTATTTTGTCAATCGATCCTTTGATAATATTAAATTTAATTCTAATATACATAAAATTACCGTCAAATATAAATGCTTCAGTAGACTGTGTATTTGTGGTATTATTTAAACTTACAGCACCAAAGATATCAGTCTGACTGTGTGGGTTGATCACAAACCAATCATTATCATTTGTTGGATTGTTTAACAGTGTACCTTGTATTTGAAATGAGCCTTCAAATCCGCTGTTCTGTATACTAACAGTGTTTAGCCCATTACATGCACCAGCTCGCATTGCTGGACCAGCTAGTGAGCTAGTAACATATGACTGACTATTAAAGTTTGGTGTACCGCCTGCACTTAAACTGGTGATACCACCACTTGCGCTTACTGTACCAATAGTAATCACACAATCATGTACTGGTGATTCACCACCCAGGAAAGTTCCCAATATTGTAATTGTTTCGCCCACACTATAGCCTACTCCACCATTGGTGGCACTCACTGCATAATTACCGTTTGTTTTGGTTATGTCTAAACTAGCATTAACTCCACTGCCAGAGTATACAAATTTATCAGTGGTGTAATGAGTATTGCCCATTGCGCTACCGCTTGCAAACAATGCACTGGTTAAACCAGAGTATGTTACAGATGCAGTTAGTGGAGTTTCAGCTTCAAATATTAAATTTGATGCCATTACCTCTGAACTTGCGCCCATTTCCATTGGACCACAATCGTCTACCACTTCTGCTGTATAGCAATACCTGTAATTTTGGTCTGCATGCATGGCGTGAATCTGGTTATTTGGATTAGTATAAGTAAGTAGTATATTGTAGAAGGCAGGATCAAAACTGGAAATATCACCAGGAGCGATATGCAAGGTAACGACACCATTGTCGTAGTCTGCAATTTTTAAGTTTTTACTAACAAGGACAGTATTATCTTTAGTTTTAGTTATTTGTGCTTTGATCGTTTTGTCATGCAATTGTACAGGACTAGCGTCAAGCTCTTTAATAAAAAACGTAATAGTAGTGTCTACACCTTTCAGAAGTTTAAAAGGTTTGTAACTACTGGGTTGGTTCCTAGTAGTTCCCGTTCGGGTTGTCAAAACGACATCACCACGTTGGGTGTTAATGTATCCGGTGCCTTGTGCCATATATAAATTCTCCAACACTATTTATTAAAAGATAAGTATTATTATGACAATAGAAAACCAATATCAAGAACTTTTACAACAGTTCCCATTTTTAACACTCGCCAGTTACGGTAATAATGAATACGTAGGTATTATGCAAAATATTGATAACAATGTTATCAGCATGTATATTTACGAACAAATTAAAGATCCAAAACTAAAAAGAACATTTCTCCAATTGGGAGAAGAGTGGTGGTGGGAAACTAATCGTAAAATTCCAATTAATATTATTATGGGCGGACGTTTTAAAGTATTTCGCGATTCATTAGTAACGTTTACAAATAAAGACTTTGAAGTCCTGCACGGACCAACTATTTGTTTACGTGACATCATGCAAAAGCGAGTTAAACGTAAAAATGTTCAATTAGTCCGAAAAGTTAGCTAATAATATTTTCAATTACTCTTAATTCATCATGTATGTGGCGTTCTACATACAGCATTAATAGTGCTGGGCGTTTTTCCACGCCGTGATTGGGTGTTGCACTGTGTAAAACTCTGGGATGCCATATCAGCATTTCTCCGTAGTTT